GAGCGACCGCGATGCCATCGTCGTCGACAACGCAACTTCTCGCCGCAACAGTCGCAAATACGACGGCGTGACAGTAGCGGAGTAGGTGAATTATCGGAAGCAATTTTAATTCCGATAATTGATAGTTATCAGAAGGTACAGCACAACTGTTCTGTAGGCGGCGGACAAAATGCACGACGAATTTGATGTAGTAGCGTATGCGATTTTAACGGTTTTGGCGTGCTGGTACGTATACGCAGCACTTATCGAGCCAGCGTTACGATGGAGCTTTGGATTATGACGATACGCATCAGCGATGGCGCGCGTGCGATGGGATTGCAGATTGTAGACCGTGGACCGGACGACGGCGCGCGCCTCGTCGAAGTGTTTACAACCTATTACGGGTCGTGGGAAGTGTCCGACAGCGTCTATAGCGTCCCAAAATGGGCAAGGGACAAATATCTTAAGCCGCCATGGGACCCTATGTACAACGACGACGGCGGCGCGGACACGCATTGCTTTGCCTTGCTGATAGATGAGGACGGCAATCCGATACCGTTTACGCAGATACTTGCATCCTACGACAACTGGCGCACGACTATCGAAAAGCCGGGGAAGAAGCACGGGTGGGCCAACGTTTACACACCGAACGGCTTTGTCGGTGCTGGCAATGGTCCTTGGCAGTGGATGCCGAAGGGGGCCGGCGAGTGCTTGAAAGGCGGAGGTCTGCCAGCGAATCATCACGTGTCATCGTGGGGCGTGTGGCAACTTGGGCGGCGCAAGCCGATTCCGCCGGACCCTCCTCCTCCCGACGATAAGTGCGAAACAGATATGCTCAAAATCGGGCAATGGGCAGACGATGCCAAGGAAACGATGATTCAGGCTATTGAAATTGTCGAGCGAATTAGCAGTGTGGCGAAAGGTGAAGATTGATGGGCATCAAACAAGTTCGGGATAGCGAGCCTGTAGCGCTGAGCGCTACTGTCACTGCATTAATTACTGCAGTTGCCGGCCTGCTAATGGTGTATGGCGTATTCAGTGAGCAGGAAGCTGCTGCATGGATTGCAGTTGCAACGGCGTTTGTCGGTGTGGCCAGTGCAGCGGGCCTCGGCGCGTGGGCACGCAGCAAGGTTAGTCCTGTTTCGCCGGCAGAATGATGCAGCGACGAAAGGCGCCAAATGAATGGGAATGGCAAACGCCTCACAATGGCGTTTTATTTGCAGGCGGGAATGATTTTGCTTATCCCCAACGTGTTACTGGTTTCGGACGTTAGGCATTCAGTTGGCGTCAATCCCCTGGCTGCTATCATTATTGCAACCGTTGCGCAGGTGTTGGCGTTGGCTTTGCTTGGGCAGCGGATAAATGGCGAATATTGAACAACTAGACAAATGGCTGACTGATGTTGATCGTGACATGCGCGACTTGCAACGGATCATCGGGACGGGACTGCATTCGGAAGGGGACAGGGCGCTCGTGAATCGAGTAGAGCGCATCGAGGATCGCATATCTGCGCTAGAATATGGCGCACAGTTGCGAACAACTTTAATCTATACGTCGATTGCCATCGGCATCATCAATCTAATCGTCGCAGCCGGATTGTATATATAATGATTCCAGCAGATCCCGTGTCGTCCAGGCAAAAAGTGGATTTTGTTTTGATTGTAGTCTCTATTGTGGCCGCACTTGGAGTACTTTTGCTTATATTTACGCCGGCCGGCACTCCTCCGCCCGCTGTTGAATTTCTGAGCGATGATTACGAAAGTGTGGAGGTTTGTCCGGGTGATGTTATTCAGTATTCACTAGAGATTCAAATTAACCAACCGTCCGTTTTATTTGTGGCCACATCGTTTCTGCGTGATGGACAAAGCGCGGATACCATTCGTGGAAATACGGTAGGGGATTTGTTTACGACTGTTATTCCCACCCCGAGAACAATTGTAGATAATGATGCACGGTGGGAAGTGCCTAATTTGCCGCCGGGGAATTACAATCGCGCCATTGCAGCCGGAACGTTCAGCGAGCCAAGCAAGCCTTCATTCCGAGAACAATCATTCACTATCCGAGAGGATTGCGAATAATGCCCATCGTTTGGAGTGCTGACGATTTTAACGAACGCAAAGATGACGCAGTGCGCCCGCCCATCTGGATTGAATCGAAAGACGGCACGCTGTTTCCCGACGGCGGCGGCGCCTTGCTGGACGTGCCAAAGCAGTACGACACTCGCACGTGCGCCCAGCGCCATGATGCAGAACTGGCTGAGTTGCGGGCGGAGGTTGACGAATTGCGCCGGCACGTGGCTATGCTGGAGCGCAAGGTAGCGCAGTGGGAAGGCGACGGCAAAACTGATTGACACATAGTTCGTATTTTTCATACTTATAAAAATGGCTAGCAAACGATACACAGCGCAGCAAATGATTGACGCAATAGAGCAGGCTAGCGGGTACGTCACGAAGGCGGCCGACGTGCTCGGCTGTGACGCTCGCACTGTGTACAACTACGCAGAGCAGTACGCCAGCGTACAGCAGGCCATCGACGACCAGCGCGAAAAGCGCACGGACTTCGTAGAGTCTGCGTTGATGAAGGCCATCAAAGACGGCAACGTCACGGCGATGATTTTCTACTTGAAGGCCGACCCCAACGCCAAAGCACGCGGCTGGTCCGAACGTAGCCAGCACGAGCACACCGGCGCAGACGGCGGGCCGGTCATTTTTGTAAACTGGGACAATGCCGAAAACGACGCAGATTAACGCAACGCCGCATTCTGGACAAGCGGAAGTGCATAGCTCGCCGGCACGGTTCAAAGTTTTAGATTGCGGCCGACGCTGGGGCAAAACTAGACTTGGTGTCATGGAATGCCTCGACGTGGCGGCGCGTGGTGGGCGTGCGTGGTGGGTCGCACCGTCCTACAAGATGAGTGAGGTTGGATGGCGACCGTTGCGCCGGCTTGCCGTGCAAATTCCCGGCGCTGAGTTGCGCAAGGTAGATCGAGAAGTGATCCTCCCCAACGGCGGTGCGGTCACGGTGCGCAGTGCCGACAACCCCGACAGCCTACGCGGTGAGGGCCTCGACTTTGTTGTCATGGACGAATGCGCATTCATGCACGAGGATGCGTGGAATGAAGCCATACGGCCAGCTCTGGCAGACCGGAAAGGAGGCGCGCTATTCATTAGCACGCCAAAGGGGCGCAACTGGTTTTGGCGACACTGGCAGCGCGGGCAGAACGACGGCGACGAATGGCAATCGTGGAGATTCACGTCC